ATAAATCCACAGTTGCTTGAAAACTCCTCCATGAAGTTTCGCAAAGCAGGCTGAGTACTATTAGGATTTAAATAGTCTGCTTCATCAAGAATAACATATTTTCTTCCACCCATCAAAGACATAGAAGAAGCAAATTGATTAATGTCAACACGAAGAGTATCAATGTTACCGTTCATCGATCCATTGATAACCATATAATCACATTCTAATTGCTCAAGAATGGCGCGAGCCACAGTAGTTTTACCTACTCCAGCCCGCCCAGTAAGAAGCATATTAGGAATCGTGCCCTTATCGACAAACTCCTGAAAGGTTGTCTTAAGGTTAATAGGAAGAATACATTCTGATACAGTCTTAGGACGGTATTGCTGAGACCACAAAAATTCATCACGAATCATAAGTTACTAAACCCCATAGGTAGACTTACTTTCAGTCACAATAAAATATTCAACATCTTCAGACAAGAAATGACCAATTCCTTTGGCGACACAAGCCTTATAAGAATTGCTCATCATCTTCATATTGTTACATGAGAAGATGATCTTAAAATTCTCATCTGTTTCTTTCACATCAATTTCAAATGAGTTGTTTGAAGGATTCTTAAAATCTTTCGCACCCATCATCATTCTACCATTTTCAGAAAACAATGAAATTTCTGATAGCTGAAGAACACTTGCTGCTCTCATTACATTCTGCAATAGGTCAGAAGTCAAATCGAATTGCACATAGGGCATACTCATTTTGATTTCTTTTTCAGGAGGAGTTGTGATGGTGATTGGATCGGCGTAAGTAAAGTTTACGCTTTTTTGTCCATCGGTAATCTTTACAAAAGTGTCAGTAAAGAATAGGTCAGGTTCATTAAACAGCGAGAGAATTCCAAGAAACCGATTAAGGTCAAAGATACCAAAATCCCGTTCAATCGTTTCAGCAATAGTTGCCTTAGCGATAATAGTCCTTAGAGGGGACATCGTTGATAAGATGTTCCCCTCCTTGAACATGATTGAGGGATTGATAGAGCTAAAGTTCTTCAGAATCTGAATCGTTTTAGCACTCAATTTCATATTATATTACCTCATTTACCCTTCTTATGCGAATAACTAGCATCAGCAGTAGCAGCCGCACCAATTGATGCAAGATCTGCAAGCGAGCCACCAAAGATGTAGGTGCCGACATGTTGTAGCTGCATCCAAGGACAGAACCAAACCTGACCACCCATCTTCTGTACATTATAACAGAACATGTAGTCCTCTGACAAGTACCTCTTTGATACTGGGTCAATGATACAATCGAAGTAAGCCATAATCTCACGGCTACCATCGAAATGCTCAGTACGAACATGGTCTGGCTTATAAGAAAGCTCGGGGAAGGCTTCTGCATACTTCTCAAAGGTACGACGACGAATCATCATGAATCCAGTACCAATTTCAGATACTTCGACTGGTTCACCAATCGGAATCTGAGCCTGACCAGATTTAGGATTGAACACATAATCACCGACATACTTTTCGAGATTATTTGGATTATCGTCAGCAACACCCTTATCTACGGCAAGTTTAATCTTTTCCCAAGAGATACACTTCTTAGGATAAGGACCGCCAATAACGTCATAAGGACTTGCTTCATCTTGAATAGCAAGAAGTGCAATAACGTCATTTGGATTAAACCCAATGTCACTATCAATAAACATTAGATGTGTTGCACCAGATCGCATGAACTCATCCGCACAATAGTTACGGGCACGAGTAATAAGCGACTCATTGAACAGAAAATAAAGCTGCAACTGAATACCATATTGAGTACAAAGAGCAGACAAATCCGCAACTGACCTAGCAAACATGCCGGTACACTGACCACCATACATAGGCACAGCAAGAAATAACTTGCGTGTTCTTAGAACTTCTACAGGAACCTTGACTTGAAAATTAGACATATTTCACTCCACTTTTAAAAATTATTTAAGGCACATTATAATAATGGCTTGTCGATATCTGCAAAGACTCTTCATTGACAGACACATTGATTTGATTGTTCTTATCCAATTTGTCTTGTAGGTCTTGGACGTACAATTCAATAATTGCATAATGAATAATCTTCATTATATCTTTTTTGTTGTAACCGCCCTTTTTACCATATCGCTTGGCATATTTCATAATATTACCAATACAAAACCCTGTACCATGACCAGCATCGATTATCATATCAGTGGCTTGATACTTACCACTGTAATGTTCGGCATACGTTGCATCTACATATTTTTTAATTTCCTGTAGGGCTTCGTCTTCGTTGTATTTATACGAGATTGTCATACCAGCAAAACTCCACGTTAGTTTCATTAAACATTTCTTCAGCCAAACTTCCAGACTCTTTCCATTTGTCCGACAGATCTTCTTTATACACGTTTGGCGTATAAATTACAACACGTTTGACGCCAACTTGAATAACTCCTTTAGCACATTCTGAGCATACTGGCAAGCCATAGACATATAATGTAGAGTCATTTAAAGAAACACCATTAAGTGTAGCATTATAGATACAGTTCATTTCTGCATGAACAACGTACTTATATTTTTCTTCACGAGCATAAAGTCGTACTCGTGTATCCTCAATCCCACGAGGAAAACCGTTATATCCTTGTGAAAGAATTTGGCCCATCTTTCCTACAGTAATAGCACCCACTTGAGTAGAGGGATCTTTTGACCAAGTAGAAATATGTTGGGCTAATTCACAATATTTTTTATCCCAAGAATTCATAGTTTCTCATTACAATGTGGACAACGTTTAGCGTTTTCATCTTTAATTGCTAGAATCAAATGCTTGAGTTCTTTACATTCCTCAAGCATTCTTTTCAGATGCTGTTTCTTTCTATCCTTTTTGGGTTTTTTAATTTCTTCTTTAATCAACCCTTTGATCTTTTGAAATTGAGATTCCCAAACAGGAAGATAAGTTGGCAGCAATTTTTTCATAAATGCTTCCTTTAGTTAAGAACAGTTTTTTCTAGTCATCTTCCAGCATGAACACATCTTACACATCTTATTTGGATCTTGTAGAAAACATTCAGGCGATCCATACTGAATGTATTCATCTTTACCTTTTATCTTTGGTTTGGGATCTTCTTCATCGATATACTGAATTTTTACTCGCCCATCATGTCCATGAATTTCCATGATATGATCTTCACAATCAAAAAAAGCCATTCCAGTAATTTTCTTATAATTTGCGTTTAACCAACTTAAAGCACAGCGACCATCAGTAAAAGTTACGCCTTCAGCAACGATTGTATCATTATCCTGTATTAAATTAAACAGTTTCATAGTGCTAACTTCGCTGGCTTTTGACGTTTCTGTACTTTAAGTGCTTGTCGCTTTGCACGATCTATCAAAGCTTTGTTTGCTCTCTGTGTAAAGTTGATTCCTTCGAGATGATCCATTTCATGAAGAAAACATCGAGCACTCATACCCACAAATTGTTTGGTAATAGTTTCACCAAAAGCTGTGGTATATCTTGCACGAACAAACATAGGGCGTTTGATCTTTACATACATGAAAGGATATGAAAGACAACCTTCATCTAAATTTGCTAGTTCTTTAGAGACATCAATGATTCGAGGATTGTAACATACAATTGCTTCTTCTGCTCGCATCACAAACACTCTAAAAGGAAGACCGCATTGATTTGCAGAAAGACCCATACCAGAGTTATGATTCATTGTAGCAATCAAACAGTTTGCTAGATAAATGGGATCTACAGGAGGTTTTTCAAAATCAAACCGTTCAATTGGTCTAAACAGAATAGGATCTGAATTAGGAACTAATGGTAAAATTTCGTGTTTAATTTCTTCTGTCATATTTATGCCGCTATTCTGCTAAAGTTTTTTGTCTTTTCAAACCGAATTACAGAGTGAAACTTATCATAAAGATTATCGGTCTTATGACTTATTATAAACACATTTGTGTCTGATGTCAAGGTCTCTAAAATCTTTAAGAACTCTTCTGTACCTGCATTATCTAAGGAAGAATCGAATATCTCGTCCATGATGAGAAGGTTAGTACTAGCACTGTTACGCAATTTAGAAATGGCTCTCCAAGTAAATAATAAAGCCAAGTCAATCCGAAGTTTTTCACCTTCTGAAAAAGAGTCATAACTGAATTCATCTCTATACCTCGATTTAATCTTTTCTTCAAAACTTTCATTCAACTCAAACTCCACAAAGAAATCCATTGCGGCCAGATACTT